CCCTCAAGCTCCACAAATTCGGAGGGGTCCCGGCCATGCTCCACCCGTGGCAACTTCACCTAGTCGGGGCGCTGCTCGCCAGGAAGAGGCCGGACGGCCAGCTCGCTACCTCGTTTCTTTGTCTCGAGATCGGGAAGGGAAACGCCAAATCGACGACGGCCGCGATGATCGCCCTATACCTCCTCGCCACCACGGAGCACTCGCTCGAGCTCTACAGCCTCGCCACGAAACGAGAACAGGCCAAACGGATCATCGACACGGCGGGTAGCTTCGCTCTGAATTGCCCCGGCCTCACCGAGGAGGAGGGGGGCGATATCCAGGTGAGGCACAATCTCCTCCGGGCCGCGGCGACTCGCTCCACGCTCGAATCCGTGGCGAGCTCAGTGCGTACCGCCGACGGTCTCGAGGGGCGGCTCTACATCGCCGACGAATGTGGGCGGTACACCGATGACGTCCTCGGGAAAATGGCCGTGGCCCTCGCCAAACCCGGAGCGGAATCTCGTCAATTGTTGATGGTCACGACGCCAGGCCAGGACCGCTCGAACCCGTATTACCAGCGGCGAGACCGCATGGAGCAGGAGCTCAGGGCCGGGGAGCTTCGACCCGAAGCCGTGGTGCTCCTCTACGGCATCGACGAGGAAGACGACCCATTCGACGAGACGGTATGGCGGAAGGGAAACCCGATGCTATCCGTCGGGGTGATGAGCGAGAAGGCTATTCAGATCGTCGCGGAAGACCACCGCGAAACCCTCGCGGGCCGCTCGGAATTCACGCGGGAGATTTGCTGCAGGTACGACGACCGCGATGCGGCCTTTGTGGATCTGGCCTTTTGGGATCAATGCGAGGCGGTGTTCGACCCGCTCGAGGTATCCAGGAACCGCCGCGTGGTGGCGGGCGCCGACCTATCGAAGAGCCACGACCTCACCGCGGTAGTGTTCGCGGTAATGGACGATGAACGAAACGTGTACCTATGGGGCCACGCTTGGACATGCGAGAACGAGCTCGATAGCCGGGAGCGGCGGGGGAATATGCCCTACCGACGGTGGGCCGACGAGGGACATATGACGATTTCACCAGGCGAAACCATCGACCTCGATAGCGTTGAGCGGTACCTCAAGGAATGGGCAACAAAGCTCGACCTCTGGAAAGTGAAGGTGGACCCCGTTTCGGGGGTGGCGGACCTTCTCGAGCAATGGAAAAAGGACGGTCTACCGCTCGAAGGACACCCCCAAACGCGGGCGTTCATGTCTCCACCGCTTCAGAAATTGAACACGATGATTCGCTCGGCGGGTACCAAACAGCCCCAAATCAGACACAACGGGTGGCCGGTTCTCCGCCAATGCATCAGGAATGTGCGGGTGCAATACGACTCGTTCGGGAATCCGAGCAGCGAAAAGGATAAGGCGGCCGGTCGAATCGACGCCCTCGTGGCTGCTCAAATGGCCGTTTCTGGGATCATGGACATACTCCGCGAGCCGAAATCAGCCTATGAGAGCTCGAGCGTGATCTAGGGGGAACCTTCCACCCGCGGCGGCCGGGCCTCCGAAGCCGTCATTTTCTTCATTTTTCGCTTGCATTATTCGGACCATTGTTCTAGGCTCGCCCTCGCTAGTGGTGTCCGGGGGAACTTCTGGGGATCTTCCGAAAGCTCAGTCAACGGTTTTGGCCTCGCGGCAGCGGGGCCGCGTTCATGTGGCCCGCCGCTACCCTCAACCAGGCGAACATCACGCCTAGGACCGCGGATACCCTTCCGCCCGTGGCTCGAGCCCTGGAGCTCGTCTCCGGCGATATCGGGCGGCTCCCGCTCGAGGTGCAGGCGAAGACCGACAACGGCCTTGAGCCGGTACCCTCGGCCGCCCTCGACCTCCTCAAGGACCACCCGAACGAGTATCAGAGCGGATACGAATTCCTCCGATACATGGTCCGCGTGTTGATGATCCACGGCAACGCCGGGGCGCTCATCAGGAAGACCCGCGGCGGCGAGCTTCTCGAGCTCGTCCCGCTCATGCCGGACACGTTCCAAATCCTCTACCGGGAGGATGGATCGGCGTACTACTCGATTCCCGAGGTGGGGGAACTCGAGCCCGAAGAGGTGCTCCATTTCAGGCTCTCGGGCCACGCCCCGCTATGGGGGGATTCCCCCGTCGTGCGGTGCCGGGCCACGCTCGACCTCCTCGCCGAGCAGGAGCAGACCGGCCGGGCTCATTTCTCCACGGGCGCCGTCGGTAAATTGGCCTTGACCAGCCCCGAGCAAATCGGCCCCGAGGCGGTAGACCGTCTCCGCTCGGCATTCAGCCAGAACCACGGAACCGCGGGCTCGATCTCCTCGCCGATCATCATGCAGGGCGGCATGACCGCCGCGACCGTCGGAACCAGCTTGACGCAATCCGATTGGCTCAAGGCTCGCAATTTCTCAACGCAACAGGTGGGAATGATTTGGGGCATCCCGCCACAAATGCTCTACGCCGACGAGTCAGGCGAGACCGCCGAGCACACCTATACCCAGCTCCGCGCCTACGTCGATTCCTGTTTGAGCCACTACACGGCGCTGATCAGCGGCGAGATTGGCCGGAAGCTGCTCGAGCCAGGCGAGCGATTGACCTTCGATTTCCGGCACCTACTCCGCGGAAGTCTCGACCAGGTGGTAGCGGCCGCCCGCCAGGCGATCGACGCCGGGGTGATGACGCAGAACGAGGCGCGCCAGCTCCTGAACCTTCCCCGGATCGAAGGCGGGGACGAGCTTGTTTTCTCGAAGAACTACTCCGCCGGGGGGCTCACCGACGACGAGCAAGCCGAGGCCGACACCGATGAAGATTGAGCGAAGAGAAATCCAAGCCACCGCGACCGCGAGCACGACCGGCGCCACCCTTCGCGGGGTCGCCGTTCCGTATGAGCAATTCTCGCATGTCCTCCACGATCGACCCCGCGCATACCGCGAGCGGTTCAAGCGTGGAGCGATGAACACGAACACCGAAACAGTCATGCTCTACGGCCACGACCAGAGCGGCGTCCCGCTCGGGCGCGTCGGTTCGGGCTCGCTCCGTTTCGAGGATGCCCCCGAAGGCCTCCTGTTTGAGATTGATCTCCCCGAGGCCCGCGCCGATATCCGCGAGGCCCTCGAGCGAGGCGACCTCACCGGCGCCGTCTCCGTGGGGTTCTACGTCGATGAAGGCGGCGACGAGTGGCAAAACAAGACCAAACCAGCGGTTCGCACGGTGCGGAACGCGGAGCTAGTGGAGCTCTCAATTGTGCCAATGGGGGCTTACCCCCAGGCAAAAGGAAATCTGAAATGAAGCGCGAAACGCTCCACGAAACCAGGGCGAAGCTCGAGGCGGAGCTCGCCAGCATCGCAGAATCAACCGGCGAACTCACGCAGGAATCCGCCGATACCTACGACCGAATCGAAGACGAGCTCGCAGACCTCGCCATTCAGGAACGCGCCGCGGATATCCGCGAGCGATTCGACGCCCGCCAGGCGGAGCCGACCACGCCCCGCGTCGGGCTCGGCGGACAGAAGATGGAGAAGGCCGATTCGCTCTCGAGCGAATGGGACGGATATCTCCGATGGTTCAGATCACGCGGCCAGGACCGAACCGGCCTGAGCCAGCGAGCCTTGAACACCGGCGACGATGCCGCCGTGATCCCCGCCGACCTCCAAGCCGAACTCGCTCGGCTCATGGGCGCCGTTTCGGGAGCTCGCCAGGCCGTCCGCGTGACGACTGCCCCGACCGATACAAAGGTGCCGGTAGTCGCTACTCGAGTCGCGTTGACCGCCGTCACCGCCGAAGGAACAGCCTTCGACGCAACGGAGCCGACCTTCGCGGATATCGACTTCACCACCGACCAGAACGTGGCAGCCACTACGGAACTCACGTTCCAGGTGATGCAGGACGCGCGGCCGGATCTCATCCGCGAAGTCACGACCCAACACGCCGAGGAAATCGGGCGGCTCTGGTCGTCCTTCTTCTGCAACGGTCTCACCGTCGGCGGCGCCGTCCAGACGGATGCGATCTTCGACGCGGCGAAAGCCAACATCAACAGCGTGACCGCCGCGAGCACCACGGCCATCACCGTCGCCGAGCTCATCAAGATGCGCTACGACGGCACCGATGGCCTCCCCGCTCAGTACTGGAACAGCTACGGCGATCTCGGTTGGATCATGGGACAGACGGCCTTCGCGGGCTTGATGGCCCTTCTCGATACAACCGGACGTCCGATCTTCCAGCCGAGCGCCGCCGCGACCGCGGCTACCGGATTGCAAGGAACGCTCCTCGGCCTTCCCGTCTACATCGACGCAGCCGCCCCGGCCCCGGCCGCGGGTGAGTCCACCGTCGTTCTCATGGCCCGCAACGCATACCGCGTCGTCGACCGCGAGCCCGGAATGGTCACCCAGATCAACCCGTGGGCCAAGCAGGCCAGCGGGATCACCGAAGTGAATTCCTACGCTCGATCCGTCGGGCGTTGGATTCGTCCCGAGGCCGCGGTAGTTCTCAAGATGGCCGCCAGCTGATCAACCACTAGCTCGGGGGGCGCCGTCGTTCTCGACCGCGGCGGCGCCCTCTATTTTTCATCATGATTCAAGTAGTCACCGAATCCGTGCTTCCGTTCAGTCTCGATGAGTTTCGAGATCATGTCCGCGTTTCGGATAGAGACCATGACCCGGCGCTCCGTCGAGCGCTCTACGCCGCCGCCATCGACGTCGAGAACAAGGCCGGAGTTCGGCTTCGATCCTCCACACTCTACGACTACTTCCGCGGGATTCCGGAGCCGTTCCGGTTCTCGTCTGGACCCGTGAATTCGATAACCGTGGTGCGGAATATGACCGATGCGGCCGACGTCGAAACGACGGCCTACGAGCTCGATCTCGTCGGCGGGTGGCCGACCCTTCGGAGCTTGAACTCGAGCGCGTGGAACGGAACCAAAACCTACCGCGTCACCTACGCGGCGGGCTACGACTCGATCCCGTCGCCGCTACAGGTGGCCGTCTTCGAGCTCGCCGCAATGCATTTCGAGAACAGGGAAGCGGCGACCCCGGTACAGATGCACGCTCTACCGTTCTCCATCAATAGCATTCTCCAGGGCTACGGCCCGCGGGAGACTTGATGCAAGCCGGACAACTGCGTCAGATCGTCTCGATCCAACAGCCGACCGCAACCGATGACGGCAGCGGGCAGCGGGTGTACACGTATTCCACCACCGAGCCGAAGGTATGGGCGCGGGTTCGGAACGTCTCACAATCAAAGAGCATGGACGGCGAAGTAGTCGCGGCCGGGCTCGAGCGGTACGAGGTACGGATGAGATTCCGGGCCACCGTGGACTACACGACCCGAATCAAATTCGGAGCCCTTACGCTCCAGGTGGTCGGCGTCAATAACGTGCTCGAGCGGGACCACGAATTACAGCTCGACTGCGAGGTGGCCGACCTATGAGCGCCGTCGAATTCGAGATTGATTTCAAGCGACTCCAGCGGAAGCTTGCAGGGCTCGAGAAGTATGCCCCGCGGAATGCCATGAAGGCCGCCGCGGGCGCCGCGTTCAAGGTTGTAAACAAAGAGAACGCCAGGCGAGTCGCCACCGCGAGCTACAAAACCCCGATGGAGCCGCCAGCCTTCCGGAAGCGAGCCGCCAAGAAGGGCGGGTACCGACTTCGGAAAGTGAAGCAACGCCGGGATGGGTCGATCACGGCCCGATCAGACTACAACACGAAGCACCCCGAGATGGAAGCGGCGTGGTTTGTTGAGCGTGGCTACAACACGAAAAACGGCCGCGTGGCGGGAAGACACTTCCGCGGCGAAGCCTTCAAGGCGAAGAAGCGGGAGGCGCAGGCCCTATTCCTCGAGGCGCTCTCCGTCGCCATCGACGTCGCATCCTCGAATCCCAAAGGCAAGGTATCCATGCGGGACGTCGAAGGCGTGATCGGGAAGGCGTGGTAATCCTATGAGCTTCGCTACCACTACCTTTTCCCTCCTCTCCGGAAATGCGGCCGTGGCCGCCATCGTCGGGAGTCGTATCTCCCCGTATGCCAGGAACCACGACGACGATTTTCCCGCGATCATTTTTCAGATCCCGCGGGAAGAAATCGAATCCGATACCGCCGGGCGTGATCTTCTCCGGATCGCCACCGTCGAAATAACGTGCATGGCCCGAACCCATATCGAGGCCGACACGCTCGCGGAGGCCGTCGTCGCCGCAATTGCTACAAAGACCGCCGCCCGCTCAATCACCATCGACCGCGACTATGGCGACCCCTACGACGGATCGCAGGAACTCGTGTACCGCTCAACCGTGACCGCAACTTTCGCAGGAGGCTAAAAAATGGCCC